TGGAAGTTAAGAACGCATTTGCTACTGGTAACTCAGAAGCAGATATTGCGCGTGATGTCGAAAGATTAAAACGAATCGCAACACCAAAACTAAACAAAGCAAAGGGGGCATAATGCCAGGAGCAGCTAATATATACAAAATGCGAAAAGCCGCTAAAGATAAAGACGAGCTTAAAGCAGAAAAGAAAACTAAAAAGAGAAAGAATATCAGGGCTAGACCTGTAACTTTAACAACAGAATATGCTAAGAAAAAGAATATTAGGTCTAAACCTAAGTCTAAAGCAGATATTGCTAAAGGAAATAAAGAAAAGAATATTAAACAACAAACAGGTAAGAAAGTTTCTAAACCTAAACATCCAGCTCATACTAAAAAAGGTAAGAAGATAGATATAATTGGAAAAATTAAAAAATTTATAAAAGGTGGTAGCAAAGCTAAAGCTGCTGAACCAAAGAAAAAACCTATCTCACCTTCTGATAAGAAAAAAGATAAAGCTATTATGAAAGCTGAGGAAGCTAGAAGAGCTAGAGGTAAATCTGAAAAAGCTAAACAAGATTCAGCTGCAATTATGAAAGCAGAAAAATCTAGAAGAGCTAGAGCTAAAGAAGATATGCCAACTGGTAGATCATCTGCAGCATCAGGTGCTTTTAAGAAAAAAGAAGCAGCTAAAAGAAAAAAATACGTTCAAGGCAAAGTAAAGTCTGGTCCTGATGGGAGTAGATAATTGTCTAACCAACGTAAGCTTGAAGGTGGCGTAAATGAAGCTAGAGATTTAGTTCAATCAAAGACTAAAGACATGGCAAAAAAAGTTGCATTAGGTGCAACTATTAAAGCTGCAGAAAAAATACCGGGTTCAGAAAAAGTTAAAGATTTTTTTAAACCTAAGTATAAAGAAATTACAGATAAGATTGATAAAATTCCAGGCGATATATCTGTTAATATCGATCCAGAGAAACAAAAAGTTTCTGTTGGATGGAAAATTGAATGGTAGGAGAACAAAATGGGTATAATTAAAACTGTTAAATCACATCCAGTTGAAGGTCCTTATAATCAAACTAAATATACTGCTAAAGTAAAACAAGGAAAGAATAATACTTTTACTTGGACTGAAGATGCAGAAGAGTATGATTATAATAAAGGAGTACATGTTTGGGATATTTATAATCTTCCAGAAGGTACACCAACAATTGGTGAGACTGTAAAAGTTTCTAATAAAAAAAGTAAATAACTCAACTAACACAGGAGATAGTATGAGCACTCGCGTATTAACGCCAACACTTGAGGAGTATGATTCAAACAATCCTCCTGCTAATCTATATCAACAGTTAGCATTATGGGGTGGTAAGGCGTATGTCGTTAACAAGTGAAGATAGAGACGCAGCCACAAGGCTAGCAATACATCAAGCACGTGATGACTTATTAGCATTTGTAATGCTAATGAATCCTACATTTAGTGTAGGCCCGCATCACAGAGTTTTGTGTGATCAACTAATGAGATTAGAAAAAGGCGATACTGATCGTCTTATGATCTTTATATCACCACGTTCTAGTAAATCATTAATCACATCTACATACTTTCCAGCATGGGCGCTTGGGCGTAATCCATATTGGCAAGAAATAGCAGTATCACATAGTGATGACTTAGCTACAAGGTTTGGTCGTGCCATTCGTGACATCATAAACACGGATGCATACAAATCTATATTTCCACAAATAAATATTCGTAAAGATAACAGAGCGGCAAACTCATGGGCACTTGAACATAAGAAGAAACAAGCAGGATCTTTCCTAGCAGCTGGTTCTGGTTCAGGTATTGCAGGGTTTGGTGCACACTTAGCAATCATTGATGACCCTATATCAGAGCAAGATGCCTTTTCTAAGACAAGAAGAGACAGTTTGAATGAGTGGTATTCCTCTGGTTTGCGTACAAGGTTAATGCCTGGTGGAAAAGTAGTGCTAGTTATGACAAGATGGCATGAAACAGACCTAGCAGGGTTCTTATTAGAGCAAGAATTTACTTCACCTATGGCAGATAAGTGGGAAGTTGTACGTATTCCTGCATTAAATAGTACAGAATCAGTACCAATTTTAGAAAAAGCTCGGAAAACTCTAGTAAAACAAGGATATTTAAAAGATAAATACCCTAAATTACAGTTAGGTGAGTCTTTTTGGCCAACATCTGACAAGGATGGTGGGTTTTGTTGGACAACTGAGGAAATAATACGTACAAAAAACAATACACCTGCATTTAAATTTGATGCATTGTACGGACAAGCCCCATCTTCTGAGCAAGGTAACATTATTAAGCTAGATTGGTGGCAAAACTGGACACATGACAAAGCGCCTGAGTGTGATTACATTATACAATCATGGGATACAGCGTTTTCTACTAAAAGTACAGCAGATTACAGTGCTATTACAACATGGGGCGTGTTTGGTGGAGACATGAATACTCCTAATTTGTGTTTATTGGGGGCAGAAAGAGGTAGATGGGATTATCCTACACTACGTCAGAAAGCTTTAGATAAATATCAAGAGCATGAACCTGATACAATCTTAATTGAGAAGAAAGCTTCAGGTCAATCATTAATACAAGACTTACGTATGACAGGATTACCTATATTTGAGTTTAATCCTGATAGAGATAAAGTTGCAAGAGCATATTCTATTACAGGTTTATTTCATAATGGTAGAATTTATGCCCCTTTTGATAGAAAATGGGCAGTCGAAGTAATGGATGAAGCAAGAACCTTTCCAACTGGTAATCATGATGACTATATGGATACATTATCACAAGCTTTGTTGTGGATGCGTAATGGTGGTTACATAGACCATAGTGAAAATACGTGGGTTGACAAGGCAGAGCAAAGAGTATATAATAGAAAGAACATGGAGCAGGGAAAGCAGAAAGGCTTTTACTATTAGTAAGGATACAAAATGGCAATTGAAAAACAAATAGATTTAGAAGAAGCAATAACTTCAGTTAAGATGCCAACCGCTGATAACATTGAGCGATTGGATACAGGAGAAGTTGAAGTTGAATTAGCAAATGATGCAGAATTAGAAGCTGCAGAAGCAATGGGGTTCTTTGATGAAGAAGAACAATTAACCGAAGAGTTTGATGCGAATCTTGCAGAGCAAATGCCTGAAGAAGATTTGCAATTTGTAGCAAATGAATTATACGAAGGTTTTACTAAAGATAAAGATTCAAGACAAGAGTATGATGACATTGCAGAGGAAGGTGTAACACTTTTAGGATTTAAAGATGATCAAGGTGATGAACCTTTTCCAGGGGCATGTAATGCAACTCACCCTGTACTAGCACAAGCAGTTGTAAAATTTCAAGCAAAAACTTATAAAGAATTATTTCCAACCGAAGGTCCTGTTCGTACTCGTATAATTGGTATGGATACTATGCAAAAACAAGAACAGGCAAATCGTGTTCGTCAATTTATGAATTGGCAAACACAAATACAAATGCCAGAGTATGGACCTGAGTTAGATAGATTATTATTTTATGTTTCCTTATATGGTACTGCATTTAAGAAAACATATTGGGATCCAACACAACAAAGAGCTTGTACCGAGTTTGTAAAGTCAAGTGATTTTTATGTAAACTATTATGCATCTGATTTAGAGAACGCAGAAAGATATACACACAAATATACATTATCAAAAAACCAAGTTAAGAAATTACAATTAGCAGGAATGTTCCGTGACTTAGATGTTATGGAAACTCCTATTGAAGAAAGTGCCGCAACTGAAAGTGAAAACGAAGTTGTTGGACGTGCTAAACCAGGCATGGATGAAGATGAAGTAGAAATTTTAGAAGTACATGCTAATATTGATTTACCGGGATTTGAAGATGAAGATGGATTAAAACTTCCTTATATTGTACATATGACAACTGATGAACAAGTTTTATGTATCCGAAGAAACTGGGATGAGGAAGATTTATTAAAGAAGAAGAAAATGTATTTTACTCATTATACTATGATTCCAGGTTTGGGATTTTATGGTTATGGATATTTACATTTAATAGGTGGCTTAACTAAAACAGCTACCTCCTCCCTACGTCAGCTTATAGATGCTGGCACCTTTGCTAACTTGCCAGGTGGCTTTAAGGCGCACGGTCTTCGTGTGCTTGCCCCTGACGAGCCAATCTCACCAGGTGAATGGAGAGAAGTAAATAGCCCTGCTGGGGATTTAGGTAAGTCGTTACAACCACTTCCATTTAAAGAACCATCAGGTACATTATTCCAATTAATGCAATATGTTACAAATCTTGCAAAAGAGTTTGCCGATGCGACAGATAGTGTAGTAGAACAAGGTTCTAACTATGGTCCTGTCGGTACTACAATGGCTTTGTTAGAGCAATCTTCAAAGTTATTCAACGCTGTGCACAAACGCTTACATGCTGCTCAATCCAAAGACCTGCGTATTCTCGCTAGATTAGATAGCGAATATCTTCCTGATATGTATCCTTACGAAGTCGCAGGCAGTGCACAGCAAGTTTTCAGAGAAGACTTCAATTTAAAATCAATTGATGTTATTCCAGTATCTGATCCTAATATGCCAACAGAGGCACATAGGATTGCAAAGATAAATGCTATTATGTCTATCGCTCAACAAAATCCAGCTGCATATAATATGCAACAAATTAGTATGGAATTGTTTGCAGCTATGGGAGTTGAAGAACCTCAAAGATATTTAGCACAATCGCAACAACCTATGTCTGCTAATCCTATTACAGAAAATATGGCTGCTATGAAAGGTACACCTTTACAAGCACAGATGGATCAGAACCATGATGCAC